TGAATTAGTTCCTTTAGATTTACCTATGGAAAACATTACTGAATTGAATGAGGCGGAATATAAAGGTAAAGAAGTAAAATTAAATCACCCAATGAGAAACTCTGGTGGTGGTAAAAAATATTATGTTTATGTTAAAAACCCTAAAACCGGAAATGTTAAAAAGATTTCATTCGGAGATGTTCACGGTGGTTTAACAGCTAAAGTTAGTAACGCAGAAGCAAGAAAGTCATTTGCAGCTCGTCATAAATGCTCAACTAAGAAAGATAAAACTAAAGCTGGATACTGGGCTTGTAGAATTAATAAGTATGGTCATTTGTGGGGTGGAAAAACTTATCCCGGGTATTGGTAATGAGACATATAAAGAGTTATAAAATATTTGAAAGAGGTCAGGTGTTTGATTATGACACTAAAAGATCAAGTATAATTCAGTATATAAAAGATGTAAAACAAGACAAAGATCCTTTTTTACCAGTGAATTTATTTTATGGACTTATTAGAGGTGAGTCAAAAATTGATACTGCTAATAAATTAGGATTCACTGATGAACAAAAACAAAAATGGAAAGAATCTCTAAAAAGACGTCCATTTATCTCTGATGGTGTTTGGAGTCAAATAGATTATAATTCTCAACTTAAATTTGAAATGAGAAAGAAGATTGGAAGAGAAATTGATTACAATTATTATATAACACTTATTAAAGAAAAAGAAAATATTATAAAATTTGGACAATCACTTAATGATTTAAATCAAAGACTTCACAAATTCTCATATGAAATAAAAACACCTATATCATTCAAAACACACACTTTATTGGATTGCATTTGTGGTGATAATGATTCTCTCAAAATTTATTATTATGATTTAAATCTAAAAGATGATATTGATGGAATCGTCCAAGAATGGATTAAATTCAATGATATTAAAATTGCTCAAAGAACACATACACATGGAGTTGATGTTAGGAAAGGAAATGAGGATAAAAAATCTTGGGGAATAATAGTATCTACTTTAGTCGATGAAAATTTTAGAAAGGTTATAAGAGAAAATGGAAATAAATATACCGATGAACAATACTTTGAATGGTTTAAAAAATGGTTTCCAAATTTTATCCAAAAAATAAACTTTAAAATAGATGCTACCATTCAAAGAAACTAAATTAAGTGATAATACATTTATCAGAGAATTCAATCAACATACGGAATCTGGTGAATTTATGTGGCACCGTGATAGAGAAGACAGAATAATTGAACCTATTAATGAAACAGATTGGCTAATTCAATTAGATGATGAACTACCAAAAAAGATTGTAGGTGAGATATTTATACCAATGGGTGCTTATCATAGATTGATAAAAGGCAGTGGTGATTTAAAAATAAAGTTAAAAAAGTTAATTACAGATAGTAATTTATAGAATGATTAAATCGGTTCTCAATAAACTTATTTAGTTCTATGCATTTTTCATATTCTTCAAGAATAACAAGCTCTTGAACTACTCTTTGTAAATACCTTTCAGAATATATTTTGAGTTCTTTAGAATAAGGCTTTCCAGATATACACCTATCATAAACTTCTAATGGGTCCATTTTAATCGTTTTGGTTATTATAATTCTCTTTATAAATCTTAATTACTTCTTCATATTCAGAAATTAATCCAGATTTAAATTTATCACTGTCATATTTTTGTTTTAAAATATATTCTTTTACATAATCCTCATAATCTAGTGCGATTGAAATATCTAAAGTTTCTTCATCAATTTCAATAGATTCATTTAATTCTTCATCATCAACTAATTCTTTAGTGATATCGTCAATATATTCAACAGAAGCAAAATTACTCTTTTCTAAGATGACTTCCAACTTTCTTCTTAATTTTCTGTTTGATATAAGTAAGTTATTTGATATAGCAATATCAATATAATCTTTAGAGTCTTTTAATGTCTCAAGTGTCAGAACACCATCTTCATCAGTCACTCTTACTTTTTTAAATACAGGAGAAACTTTATTCGGAATAAATTCTTCAGTGTTATCATCAGTATCTATAACAAAAATTCCCTTTTGGTCACCATAATCATTTCTATCCATTTGGAAAACAGAACCAACAAAAGTAAAGTTTTTATTAGTCTGAACTAAATGTATATGACCTGAATAAACACCTTTAAATGCTGAGAAGTTTTCAATATCAATTTTATCAGAGTTTTTATGAGCAACGGATGTTAAGTGCATTTTACAACCATTTAAATCAGAGTGGCAAAAAAGATAGTCACAATCTCTATTCTCATCAATAGATTTTATTTGCTCTAATCTTTTCTCAATATAAGGCATCATTAGAATCTTTTTATCATTATATTCCATAGTAGATACTTTATCGTAAATAGTAACATTAGGAATGTATCTAAAAGGTCTAATTGAATTAATTTCAGAAGCGGATTTTGACCAAAGATCGTGATTTCCAATAATAATATGAAGTGGAGCTATCTTTGATATTTCTTCAACCATATCCATTCCGTAGTTAAGAAGATTAATTGGAATAACATTTCTGTTATCAAAAAGGTCACCTAAATGAACAATAATATCACCCGGTTTAACTTTTGATTTTAGTGTAGGTATTAAAAAATCAGTGAAATACTCTTGATGAACTTTATACCATTTATCCACTGAATTTGGATATCCAAGTCCTATGTGTGTATCGCCGATTAGAAAAATTTTACTCATTTATAAAAATATATTTTTTGTTATTATTTATATCAAAAAATTTCATAAAGTTAAGTGTCTTTTCTTCTTGCTTCTCTAGCGCATTTTTCACAACCACTACCTGAATATAAATGAGCATCTGGTGTCTGCTCAAATTCACCATGAATAGGGCAAACTATTTTAACTTTAGTTCTACAGTTTTCATAAAGAACTAAGTCATAATTATATTTACCATTATGTTTTTCTATAGAACGAAGTATGAAATTTCTACTTTTCTTAGCTTTTCTATTAAGAGCGTTGAATTCTTTTATGATAGCTTTTTCTTTTGATTTACAGTTTTTGTTACAAAACTTTCTATCGGGTCTACCATATGTAATTTCTTTACCACAGTATCTATAATTACAGTTCATATTTTATCTATTAAATATGAAAAGTGGAAAAGGCAATTTTTACAACATATTTGTTCAGAATTGACTTAAAGGAAAAATCACAAAAAATATATAATGTACAAAAAATAATAAAAGAAAAATGGCATTACCGCATTTTACACAAGTCATTAACGCTGGATCTCCAGGGGGACCAGGAACGTTACCTGATGAAGTTGTATACTTAAACCTGTTTGAGATTACTTTTATCTTACCGGTTTTATTACAAGCTCAAGGAAGAGACCCTATCTTATTGCTACAAAATGCAACTAAAATTGACATGAACTTAACTGAATTCGATGTGGCGGCTAAAACACAAAGATTCAAGTATTCAACTAGAATGTTTATGGCTCCACCTACAAAGACAGATAGTACTCTATCTATTCCAATTCAGGTGAACGTAAATCAATCAGGTTCTATGGAAACTTGGAATACAATGAAAGCATGGTATGATTTAGTATTTAACTCTCAAAACGGAGCTCTTCACTATAAATCAGATATTATCGGAACAATTATTGTGAATCAACACGATAAAAAAGGTGTTATCTTAAGAAGAGTAACTTTTCAAAACTGTCAAATTACAAAACTACAAGGTTATTCACTTGACTGGTCATCAAACAACATCATTGAAAATGCTCAAGCTGATTTTGTTTATGATTACTTTATTGATGAATACATTGATCAAAACTTTGGTATTAACCCACCAATTGTTTCAGGATATTAATATATTTAATATTAAAAAGAAAAACCCACCAATTGGTGGGTTTTTTTATTACTTATATTTTTAGAAACTTGGCATTTGGAAGTTGTTTCCGAAGTTAGATGCATTTTTCATCATATTTCCATAATCTGGCATTGACTTAGATTGGTCTTCTTCTCCTCTCTTTTGTTGTTTTTCTTCCTCATCAATTATTTCATTTACCAATTTGACATTTTCTTCTAACATCCAGAATGGCCAATTATCTATTGCCCATTCTTGTAAATGGAAGTGTTTCTGAAGTTGAAGCTTATTCTTTAATATATGCGTCAAAGGCATCTGAAATAACGAAAATACCTGCTGCTCCGTCGGGAAACTGCATATCTGTGCGGACCTCCTCACCGCACTGACAAAAGCTCTTTAATTCTTTGACACCAAATGTCATTTTATTGATTGCCGCATTTAAGAATTGGAATGAAATATCATCCATTTCTTCAAACTCTTTAACTTTAGTCTTAACACCATCATATGTAATGTTTGTTCTACCTGGTAACATAAAAGGAATAATTTTTAAGAAAGCCAAATTTGGTGTTCTTTTTTCATTATTCTCTTTAATAATGTAATCAGTAAAAGCTTTTTGAAGTCCGATGTTTGGTGGAGTAATCTCAAATACTTTACCATTGATAGTTTTAAATTGATAATTTCTTGAACTTTGATTGAAGTATTTGTCAAGTTTCTCATCAATTTCGTGAAAACAAAAAGTACTTCTATTTAACTCAATTTTAACTTCCTCACCACAACTACATTTAGCAGTGACAGCTAGAGAGTTTCCTTGTTGGAATGTCAATTCTCTGATTAGGAAAATAAGAAATAATCTGTCTTGGTCTTTGATTTCTAAATAAGAACCCATTTTACCATCTGGATATTTAATACGAACACAAGCTTGCAACATATCATTCATTTTTTCTACGATATCATAGAAATTATTGTCATCAACCATTGAGTAGGCCTGAATTTCTTTTACTTGAGCAGGTCTAACCATAAAAAGTGTTCCGGTTGGATAGAATTGACCACAAGGCAACTCTCTGATATCCATATTGAAAAACTGTAAATCACTTGTTCTTGTAGTTTCATTAGGTTGAATATAAGGTAAATCATCACCCTCGGCTATTCTTTTACCTTGTTCTAAATCACTCAAGTGTCTTTTTAGGTAATCCTCTTCAGACATTTCTGTATTTTTCTTATTATCTGACATATTTAAATTTGATTTTTTTTTATATATTACATATATAATCTCCTCTATTATAATATCAGATTTATACAAAGTTTTATTTAAAATAAAAAAACCCTCAAATTGAGGGTTTTTTTATAAGTTTTCAATAGTTTATGAGTTAATAAAACCACCAGCTTCAATTGCTCCAGTTCTAAGGATTGTAACGTTGTTAACAATAATACCCATACCTTTAATTGGTTCAACATAAGTGTCAAGAACACCAATTTGATTATCAATAATCTCAGGAGTGTTATTTTCATCATCCATTTTATTGAAGTAATTGTAAAGACCGTTTTTACTTACATAAGTATCACAGATTACATCTGCTCTTAACTTAATCTCAGCTCTAATATCAGGTGTATTAAATTTCCATTGGAAGTCTAATAACATTCTTGATAACTCTCTTTCAAGTTCAATCAATACCTCTCTTACGTGAATGTAAGAAAGTGCAGATTTGTAAAGAGTTTGTGCTGTATTTTCAGTCTCAATAACATATCCTCTATTTCTCTTAAACACAAGAGGGTTCATTTGTGCTTGGTTTAACCATTCGATATCCTCAGGTGTCAAATCTTGTTCTAATGAATTGATTCCGATGATTCTACCATTAGTAACACCAGCCGCGATTGTCCAAGGTGTAACGTTTCCTGCATTAGAGATATGTTTTCTCATATATGTTGTAGCTACGAAAGCTGCTGGTGGGAAGTCTAATGGTCTACCATTATCGTTCACACTTACATATGGGAAGAAATAACCTACACAAGTTGTTCCTGCTCCATCACCAAAAGAGTAAAGGAATGCTGGATTACTTTCAGGATCTCCACCTTTAGAAACATATTCCATTTGTAGAACTCCTTCAGCATTTACGAATGTTGGTGAAGAAGAGTTCTTAAATGCTCTTGCAGATGGCATGTTAATGAATCCAAATGCGTCTAATCTAGAACCACAGATATCAACAAGTTGTTGTTTACTTCTTTCAGCAAGTCCTAAACCAAATGAGTCAATTAAATATCTAAAGTCAATAGCCTCTTTGTTAGTTACTGCCTTAAATAAAGGTGTTCCTTTACCAATCAAGTTAAGAATTTGATTCTGTCTTGCTTCTGTTCCATCAGGAAGAGATGCGTTTCTAATTCTAAATCCTTTCAATGAAAGTGTTTTATAAGTTGTAGCATATTGGTCTACTGTAGAGTATCTTGTTGTTTGTAATGCACCACCTGTATATCTTGTAGCGATTCTTGAATCACAAGTAATCTCAGAAAGTGTTGGGTCACCAGCGTATTGTCTCTTAGAAAGTATTCTTGTCAATTTTCTAGCAAACTGTCCTGTTCCAAGTGTAGTAGAATCATAATATGCTTCTAAGAAATCACCTACTTTTACTTCAGTGTATCTTTCTCCATTAATAAGAACTTTATTTGGACTTGCAATATATCCAACTGGACTTTCTAACTCTAAAGTTTGTTTAAAGTTTGACTTTTCAGATTGAATATAGAATGTATTGTTTGCCTGAGCATCAGCATCTACATCTGACTCAAGTAATACATCTAAGAACTCAACATCTAAGTTATTATTATTATCTAAATACATTTTTAGATAGTGTCTTACTAAATAGTCATTTACTTGAACAACATCAAATAGTTCTTCATAAGTAACTTCTTCACTTACTTGATAAGCGTAGTAGTTAGCACCTGGATATCCAAGTTTGTTAGCTAAAACATTTGGGGAATCTGTAGGTTCAACAGCATCTTGTAGGATAGTGAATGAACCTTTATTCTCATCTGAATCCGGGAACTGTAGTTGCTCAAATGGAACTAAATCAATCTCTTGGTCAAAATTAGCAACAGTTGAGTAGAACACGACATAGTCATACCCAGCGTAGGATGATGTAGCTGATGTATATGGAGCAGACTCACCGTCAACAAATATAACATCAACAGATGTTCCAAGTAATTGTGTGTTCACAGAACCACCAGAATCACCTAAGTATAATCTATTACTATAGAAGTAATCTTTTGTATTAATAAGACCATCAAAGTATCTCTGATAGAATGTTGAGTATTTAGCAGCAACACCAATAGATGCTCCATCTGCTGTAGTATTTTTAGTTTTTACACCTTCTTTACCTAAAAGGAACTCATTGTCTTCAGTGTAAGCTACAAAGTATCCATCTAATATAGCGTATAACTGAGCTGATGTCAATCCTGTTGTTAAAACAAATGATTTATTTTGCGTATTACTAAATACTACATCAGAAATCGTAATATTAGAGAAACTATATTTCTCAGTAGTTGTTGGATTTAACAATAAAGTCATTTTATCTTTGTTAGGACTATCAATCAAAGAAACTAATCTGTTAAACATCTTGAATTTTCTATATTGTTCATAGTTAGTCAAAGAAGACTTAGTATTAGTTCCAGGGAACTCAAATTTAATAGCTCCAGTTGTAGCGTCTACTAAACTAATGTAGTAGTCATCTGTAGAAGCTGTACCAAATGAATAATCAATGAAACCACCAGTATTAACATTAACAGAATCAACTGTTCCGTAGTTACTAAATGTTCCATTCTGAACACTGAAGTGTAAATATCCTAAAACGATATCTGCTGCAGCAACACCTGGATTAACATCTTGAACAAGACTTGTTACAGATTGAATTTCTCCAGTATTGTCTAAGAAGAATGCAGTTGAGTATGTGGCTACTGAAGTAGACACAGGATAATCAGCTGAGTTAATTTCTAAAGCAACTGTTCCTGATGATGTTCCAGAAACTGGGATATAAGTATCTCCGATAACACAATAAGCTCCAAGATTTACGTTATACTCAACACTAATTGTTTGATTAGCGGTTACAACATTTGGAGTAGCACTATCCAATTCAACACCATATACACCAAACTCAGAATACCAAGCTGTTCTGTTTCCTTCATTGATTACAATTCCTTCAGTCAATGAACCAATACCACCAGTATCTGGAAGACCAAATGCATGTGGATCTTGACTGTTTGCGTAAGAATAAGATCCATAACCATTATAGTCACCTAACATAGAAGTTACGTTTCCTGGTAAATCTAAAGGCGTATTAGTAATTTTAACAGCCTCAGTAATTACCTCTCTATAAGATAAGAAGTTAATTGCTGTTTCATCAGCATCAACTATAGTATTACCAATTAAATCTAAAAGACCATTGTAATAGTCACCTTCAACTAAGTCATTATTAAATGCACAGAACACACCAGTTCTATCGGTATCTCTGTTGATAGTAGTTTCAATAAATATATTTCTACCATTTGTATCTCTAAAATATGGAATCAATGAAAGACCTTCGTAGTAAGCAAGTGTTGTAACATTTCTATCGTTAGCAAAATTTCTAATTTCGGATTTTCTTAAACCTGAAGCATTGAAGTAGCTACTCCATCTTGAATCAACAGCAAGTTCTTGATAGTTAGACCAGTCACCGGCAATTATGACAACATCAACTAAATAATCTGATGCGTAATCCTGAGGATTAACATAAGAAGGCATTTTCTCAATTGAACCATACCACTCTAACATAGTTCTATCAAATCCAGTCAATGCTGATTTGAAGATAAAAACAGATACATACTTATCAGATAAGTTTGTAATACTTAGCGCTCTGTTTGCGTATCCAGTATTGTTTTTAGTTAGATTAATGAATGATTCAGTATCTCTTTTCCAGAAACCTGTTGTATCAAAGAATCTTCTGTAAGGACCTTCTCTTTCGATATCGTTATCGGAAGCAGCTGCCGCTGATAAAGATTGATATTCAATAACATCAAGAGTGTCATCCGTATAAAGTAAGTTCATAGCGAATACAGGTGCTGTTTCTAACATTTTAGAAATAGTTCTGTGAAAGAAAGAACCCTTTCTCTCTAATGATCTATCTAACTGACCAAATATAGACTCCAACTCACCCGTGGTAGTCACTCTAATTGGCGTGTTAACCGGCCCTTTTTTAGACACTCCTATTACAAGGTTAGTTATACCCTCAACAACTGGACTAGTGATGATTGACTTGTCAAATTCTTCTATGAAGATTCCTGGTCTTTTGTATTTTCCAATTTGAATTGCCATATTTTCTTAATAATTTTTTATTTTACTGTATATATAAAAAAGAAAAAACGATATTTTTTCTATTTTCATTATTTATTTTGAATTTCTTGTATATCTTGCTTGATTTCTTTTTCTATCTTTTGCATTTTTTCTTTATGCTCAGCAATCAATTTTTGTAATTCTTTACTTTTTTCAGCGATTATCTGCTGATATGATGATGAACGGTCTTTAATCTCACCAATCTTTTCACCTATTGTTGATTGTTCATCTTTTGTATTTGCTAGTTTCTGTTGTTGTGTGAAGTCATCTAACTTAGATTTATCCTCAACTTCAGATTTTCTACCATCTTCTATCTCCTTCTGTAATCTACATATCCTTAAATAATCAGTCAAATATGGATTACTACCATCATCATCTGGCATTATCTTTTTTAGTTCACCTTCAATCTCAACTGGATTACTTGTGCTTGAATAAAGTTGCTCTATTTTAGGTTTCTTTTCCTTATACTCTTTTAAGTATTGTTGCTGGTCGTTTACACCTTCTTTTGCTCGTTTTTCATCAGGCAAGTCAGTTGAATCGACTTTAATGTCCTCAAAAAATTTATGATATTTATTTAGATATTTCATATTATTCCGGTATTTGAACTGACATTCCGTCAACTCTTCTTCTAATATCACTTATTCTATAAGCTCCCTTTTCAGACTCAATAATAGAATCAACTTTACCAATTCTTGAAACTTTTGCTCTATCATCTTTACTTTCATCAATAATGTGGTAGATTTTCATGTCTCTAAACTTGATACCAGAAACCTTTTCATCAGCTCTACCAACATCATTTAGATTTTTTGGTTTGTCTCTCTCAGCCATTTCTTTTATAAGATATGAAATATTCTGTCTGAATCTAGTCTTTGATGCCTTACCATCCGGTCCAAAGAAGTTAGAAATCTTTGTTTTAGTAGCTCCAATAACCCATGGTTGGTTACTATCATCATATTCTTCTTTAGATATTTGAGGATCTAAAGTTACTGTTTGACCAGAAGCTCCAAGATACTCTCTCATAAAATACCCAGTCTGAACAAAAGATACATAAAGACTGTTATTTGCATCAACATCCTGTATAAAAAAGTAAAAAGTCGATGGTGTTGAAGTTCTTACTCTATCATAACCCTCTACTATCATTTTAACAGCGAAAAAGGTTCCAACCAAATCTTTTAGATTTCTTGGAATATCTCTAACTTTACTATCAGCATCTTCTAAAACAACCTTCATTGGTTCCGGCGTATTTGCAATATTAGCCTCTCTTTCTTCAGTTCCACCAAAGTTTGTATTTTTAGCATCATCACCATCTTTATATCCAAAATACTGATTTAAGAATTTGGCTTGAAGACCACCATCTTTGCCATCACCTTTACCATAAAACTCATCTCCGTTTAACATATCTGACATGAATTTTCTTAAATTGGCACCAGCTTTTTCAATATATTCATCACCAACTTTAAGTCTTGTAGCATTATTAAAGATTTTCTGATATTGTTTGTCTTTTAATACATCCATTACACTACTTTCCCAGAGATCAAATAGTTTATTATTTCTATAAGGACCACCACTTTCACCAGCGTTTTGAGGAGTACCACTTCCGAAACATGTATATTCCATAAATATTTTGTTTGTAACAGCACCTCCGGTTCTACCAGAAGGAATTACTTGTGTAGTGTGTATTTTGTAAGCTCGGTTAAAACATTTAACTATTTCTAAAACTGGATCCATACCCATTATGATAATTGAATCCTTTTGTGAAGCTAATTTTTTATCTAATGTTTCTTTTAATTGTTCAGCTTGCGCCTTAGTCAAAACAAATTTGTTTATATTAGGAAATATTTTATTCCAAGCAGCCTTTAAATCATCAGCCAATGTTGGATTACCAGGGTCTCTATCATTAGTCTTGGCATGTGGACCAACCGTATAAACGGTTTTACCTCTATTATCTCCTACAGGATGTTGATTATCTGGGTCACTAGAAAGGTCTTTCTCATCTTTTTTATCAATACCATCCAATTTTTCCAAAATAAACTGGTTATATCTAAATAATATAGACTCTTTTTGTGCTTGACCCTGTCCCTGTGCTTGACCTTGCCCCTGTGCTTGACCCTGCCCCTGTGCTTGACCCTGACCCTGAGATTGACCCTGACCCTGAGATTGACCTTGACCCTCTTCTTTTACATTTACTTGTTTCTTGTAAAGATCCTCAACTAAACAAGCTTCCATACTATTATTAAACTCTACAAAAAGTTTTTTCATTTCTTCAAACTGTTTATTGACTAAATCAGGTAGTTTTCCAGTTTTAGGATCAGTTTTAAGACCTAATTCTACCGGAGAAACTTGGCCCTTTCTACCTTTGATAGACTCATATAAAGCATTAATACCAGCTGCTATCTTTTCTGTATCATTTAGGATATCAACCATAGACTCTTTAACAACTTCATTGGACAAACCTTTTTCAGATCTAATTTTATCATAAATTTTCTTTATCTGAGCATTTATTTGAGCGTTATCTCTGTTATCCTCAAAATTATTAATGTAATCATTTAATGATTTAACAGTATCTTCTTTACCAAGTTTACTACTAATTAAAGACCACAATTTCTTTCCAACACTGAAAACAACTGCCTTAGCCATAAAAGAAGCCGCTTGACCACCAGACTTTTGAGGAGTGGCTCCTTTTTCAGCAGCCGGTTTTACTTCGGTTCCCTTTCCAGATGATTTCTTTACCTCTGATTCAGCTTGTTTCATCAATCTAATTCTAGTTCCTTCACCAGGTTTAAGAT